GAACGCCCACCACTCGGTTAACAAATATATAGGCAACAACTGTAGTGCTTACACCAGAAACCAAAGCGTTTAGGTGAGTGGTTTTTAAGGTTGCCGCTGATACGCTAGAACTAACATTAACGCCTGCACTTGCTCCAATTTTTCTAAATGCAATAGCAGAACTATGACCAGTTGCACTTACTTGAGCAGTGCCAACGGCTGATCTAGCCGCAGATGCAGATGCAGATGCAGATGAACTTATAGAGCCACTTACAATAACTGTTTTTATCATTGATGCAGATGCGGATGCAGCCGAGGTTATAGAAGCATCAATGTTAATATTTTGAGAAGAGATAACTGAAACTTGAGCTAACCCATTTATTGATGCTGATAATCTTTGATTGCTTTTTGCTGTAGCCGTAACAGAAGCAGAAGCATTAATTTCTGCGTTTACATCTCTAGTTTTTATAAGTGTTGCAGAAACGGATGCAGAGCCATTGATACTAGCCGTTACTCGACTTGTGAATAATCCTGCGGTTACTGTTGCGCCAGTGGCATTAATTGATGCGGATAGACTAACGACTCTCACCCCAATGGCTTCAACAGAGCAGACACCGCTAGCACTCGCGTTTAAATATTGCGAAAGTTGTGGGTAGCCACCCAGAGTGTAACTATTGAGGGGAGAAAAATTCATTAGGCTAGAGTCACGCTAACACCGCCTGCCGCCACGCTCATTGTGTCAGTAGCCGCTAGTGCTTTAGAAACGTCTAGGGCTGTGTGATACAAAAGATTACCACTGGTAGCCGCATCAAATACGCCAATGTGGGTTACTGTCACTGAACTTCCAACCACGGCAGGAAAAGTAATTTCACCAGTGGAGGCGACAGAGCCATTTGATACAGTGCCAAAGGCCATAGATTGTCTAGCGTAGTTTGTCCAACTGCACTCCGTACCTGATCCAGCATCAGTTGGATCGCTGGTAAACAAACCTAAATAGGGTGTCGCTACCCTATAAGCAGAACCACCTTTTAATGTTATGTCTAAAAACTTATTTTCTAAAAAGTTACTTAATTCGCTCATTTTTTACTTCCTTTTAATCATTAATTTTTTAGCCGCACAAATAAATGCAGGCGGCTGTTTTTACTTCGTTAGTTGAACTGAACGAAACTGATTCCCTCACACGCGCAACAGTGTGTGAACGGGTAATATTATCTGATTGCTTCATGCCCTTGCCTGCCGTTGAACTTGTGACAATTAAATCGCCAGCGGCTAAATTGCCTGCTTCACCGACAAGATTTATTTGACCCTCTCCAACGGCATTAACCGCCATAAGCTGATAGTTGTTTTTAGCGGATTCATAATCTGAGGACATAACAATTCCATCCTCTGTCATTTCTTCAATAAAAGCGGCTGGCTGTTGGTTAGATAAAGGCCCGTTGCTTGATACAATCACGCCTAACACTGCGGCTTGGTTTGAATTGCTGGAAGTCTCTACAGAAAATAAGGTGTTAGATAAGCCGCGCCTTGCTATACAAGATAGATCAACTACTAAATCACCTATTGAAACTGTCTCATCGTTTGCAACTAAACAATCATGTGCGCCAGTAAACGGGCCATAGTTTGAGCCAGCCCCTTCGGCATAAAAATCGAACCCATTTGCAGCACCGATAAGGCCAGACGTTTGTACCCTACTGCCCACTGTGTAAAAATTTGTTCCTCTAATGCCATGGGCACTAGTTGACGCATGATTTACTGGCACTTGACCAAATAACGCGGGATGCGCTTGCCTAGTGACTGCCGTTACCGCAGACGCGCTACTCACGTTTAAATTGCTAGCAGAAAAAATACCACCAATGATTCCATCTGTGTGAACCACACCAGCGGGATTGATCTCAAAAGCCTTAGAATTTGGTGTATTACCAGAGCCTACTTGTAAAGCAATGTTAGCAAGAACGGAATTTGCGGTTATTTTTCCACCATTAATTGTGGTCGAGTTGGCATTAATATCTGCTGCTGCACCGCCTGACGCTAGCAGTCCACTCGTTGTGACAGTGTTAGTACCATCGGTAACTGTAGTTCCGTTTGTGAATGTAACTACACCATCAAATGAGAATTGAGCCTGCGCTGTTAGAAATGCTGGAACACCTGTACCACCGCCACTGGTTGCCTCTAATACTGACCACGCGCTTGACCAATATTTGTTAGATGAACCAATGTCTAAAACAGGAGGAACCAATGACCAGCCAGAAGTTAACCCAGCTATAACACCTGTCGAAAAGTTATATCCTGTAGCAGATGGGGTGCTTGGTGCGCTGGCTTGATTGACGTTGTAGTACACCAATCCGTTGTGAGTAATCTTGGGCGCGGCTGCGGCTGGATACGCAGTTGATGTAGCGGTAGCCGTTGATGTAAAAGCACTTGCCACGCCAGAGGTGTTATAGGCTCTAGCCCAGTAAAATCTAGCAGTAGACTCACCAACATAATCAATAACTGAGGTGTTACTGGTTCTTAAAAAGAAAGAAGAATTTGCTAGGCTGTCACTGGTATGTCTTTTAATTTCAACATAAGCAAAATCAGCATTAGTTGGATTTGTCCACGCTAGCTCAATCGCGCCTTGCTTGGCTGTAGCCGTTAAATTTGTTACGACAGATGGGGCCGTAGCATGAGCGGTTATTGTAGTCGCTGAGACTGTTAAAAATGCGCTTGAAACGCCCAAAGATGAAACAGCTTTGACACGCACATCTATGCTTTCGCTTGTTTTAAAACCAGAGATATACGCATTTAATCCAGTTACAATCACATCATTTTCATACACTGACGCGCTGGCATATTTCCATTGAACGACATAACGATCAACAAATTGGTCAATAGATGCTGTCCAGCTTGCCTTGGCTCTTACTAAGATTGAACCATCAGTCTGAACCAAGTAGTTACTAGAGCCAACATTGACTGAAAGGCTTGTGGCTGGAGCAACAGAGAAGGGATCAGGTAGATTTGTATCAGGAATATTATCCGCTTCGCTTTTTGCTGCCCACGGGTATATGGAGTTTTGATGCTCTATTAAGTTAAGCCCAACAGTCCCATCACTATTGAGGCTTAACTTTAAGACTCTAAATGTTTTAGCAGTCCACGCAGGGGTGCTGTGAGTTACGCTAACAATATCACCCACTGCCACATTCAAAGCTTCACTTGTGGCTGTAAAGCTAACGATAAGTCCACTACGGCTGCGCTTAAGTGCAATCTCTGCAATATCTCTAGCGGTATAAATATTAGTCGTATTTGGTAAGTCTATTTGCTGAACTAATTCAACGCCCCCATCCTCAGTCTTATATCCCGATTCTTCTGAACTTCCAGCAATAGGATATTCGATTTGATCCATCTGCCAGTTGGCTTGTGGGTTTGGAAAAGTAGCAATGACTCGGTTAAATTTAGTTTTCTTACTCTCACTTTGAATCGACAAACCGCCAATAATATGCGACTCATTAAAGGAGAATGTCGAACTGCCTTGATCTTCAATGATTAGGCCATATTTGCCTTGTCTGTAAAGCATCAACCCACGCATGGATGAAAGCAAGTTTTTAGCGTTGATTAAAACAGTGTTTTCAGTGTCAATAACTCCATTACATTCAAATATCTTTTGAGTACCGCTGCCGCCAGAGTGAGAAGTCACCAGCGCATCACATTTATTTGCAGCGGAATTAAATAAGGTATCGTCAATAAATGAAGCTGCCAAGCCTTTGCCGTAACGGGCATTGGTTAAATAATCGCGTAAGCATAGTGCTGGATTACTGCTCAACGCCACTGTCGCTGTTGCGCTGGTGCGCGGGTCGTAAACCTTTTTGCCCTGCACCACTGCATGAATGGTTGGGATTCCGCTGAATGTTTCCTGATCCCATTTTAATCTAACTGCTAGATAAGCTACTCCAGACATTTTGTGTGCAGAAGTCCATCCTATGTCTGCTGAAACAAGCGTTGAGTCGGCTGCTTGGTTATCAGTGCCTAAATATTTATTAATCGTTACTAAGCCTGAGAATTTACTATTAGTAGAAATAACATCGTTAATGTAAATGTCGCCAATGGCATGAACTTCGCCTTCACACAAATCCAGCACTATATAAAGATAGGTATTATCGTCCCCACTCGTTGCCATGAATACGCGAGTGCCGCCCACCATCCGCTGACCATATATTATTGGACGGGAACTGATATTGGATTGTTTGTTGACTAATACGCCTCTGTATTTTGCCTCCAAATCATCCATATTTGGAATTTTTACAAGCCAGCCAACTACATCACCAAGAGCATCAACAGTAATGTCGATTATTGTTTGGCCTATATCACCAACAAAATCTACAATATCGCCAATAAAGCTAAACAGTCCCATTATGCGCGGCCCCACTTTAGATCACGCATTGTATTGGGCGCGAACTCAAAGCCCTTATCTGCCGAAAAATGTATTTTTTGAGAGTTGCTATTGGTTCTACGGCCTGACTTTTTCTCAAAATCGGCCCAATGACTAGATGCAATTAAATTAATGTTGCTTGAATTAGTTCCATCCTTGATTGAAAAAGATTGAATTCGACCATCATAAATTACAATCGGATTTCCTATTATGGTATTTGCATCGGATAGAACGACTCGGCTAATAACCACACGCCTGTCTATGTAAGTCTGACCCAATAGAATGGCAATATATTCTTGGCTTACACCACTAAGCCCAATTGACACGCTACCCAACTGAATGTCTGAGGCTTCTGAAATATCCGAAAGGCTCATAAAATGACTGCTTGAGTCGTAAGTGTTTCCACCATGCGTAATAGAGTAAAGCGACTCAGTTAAATAAATCGGGGTTGCAAAATCTATCTGCAATAAATGAGCCGTATTAAATGAATCTTTGGCAAGCTCAGTGATAACGTCAGCATGGATTCCGCGACTCATAATGCCTCCATGAAATCGACTTCAAACCTATAAAGCTGGCCTGCACCTAGCTTGTATTTTTGTAAATCGTTAGCTAAACGAACTGTGAACGGAACATTGGTGTATGTCATTTGCTCATTAGATGATATTGCAGCAACTAATGGAGGCTCAATGGCAATCGCTCCCGCACCATTTCTGTCTGCTGTTAACATATAAACTTTAGTGTGGTTTGCAAATTTTACAAAATCGCCTGCTTTTAGTGTTCCACTTAGGCTAGCTATTGTTACTGCTGTTGCGCCAACTGCCGTAGCTGTGCAAGTTACTGTGCCTGTGCCTGTGCCGCCCGTAGATGCCACTACAGGAGGAACTACAGTGAATACGCCATGTGAGCCTTGCTTTGACACTATGTACGCCCAAACAGGCTTAAATTCAGCCTGCTTCATAGGAGGGTAGTTGGCAGTAAAAGTCCATTTTTGCCCACCTATCTTGCGCGATTGAATACGCCCATTAATAGAAGTAGACGATAAGGTTGGGCTATTAGATTCAATTTCTATTGCATTAAATTCGGGTGAAGTTGGATAGCTCATGCGAGTGCTGGCCTCCCACGCTCATTTAGAGACTGATTTATTAATCCCATGATGGTTCCCCTGCGCTTCATTAATAACTGGTCGAATCCAGCCGTATCATTTGCAGAGATGTTAATGGTGAAATTGCCACCGCCTAGCTGGTCGTTTGGTATCACGTTTGCGGCTTGGTTGGGAACTATTAACTCTGGCCCTCGCTCTCCCACGATATAAGGATTACCCGAACTCATGGGGCCACCTTTTTCTCTAAACGATGTGCTTCTTATTGCTTGAACTTGCATCATACCGTTGGCAAGAGCCATTGCACCGAGGCCAAGATTAACGGGGAAGGGTGCAGAAGCTAGGGCTTTACTTACGGCTAGGTAGGTACTAACAATGGCATCC